TCAAACAACCAATTTAACCCATTCCTGACCACGAGTATCGTTATAACGATCGGTGGTTGCCTGGACTTTATGTCCCAGTAATGTTTTTGTATCGATACCCTGTGCACGGTACAGCCGTTCTGATAGAGAACGTTGTTCATGAAATGTTGGCGGAGTTTTTCCTGCTGGTGGAATTATTCCAGCCAGCTCCCGCGCTTTGGCAAAGTAATCGCTCAGGTTGTCTTTACTCATTGGTTTTGGTTGTTTTTGGTGCCGACTATGAATCAGGTATGGACTCAATATTCTGTCCCTGCATCCATCAATCACTTCTTTTAGCGATATCCCAATGGCATCACAGCGTAGCGTCAGCGGTAACGCCAGACGCATTCCAGTTTTTCCCTGGGTAATATGCAGGTGTTCGTTCCACACATCTGAAAAACGCATATGGCAAATGTCATCACGGCGCTGACCAGTAACAATCGCAAGAAGCATTGCGTTACGGATAAAGTGTTTTTCAGGCGTTGCATTGTAAATTTTTTTCCAGTCTTCCATGGTGAGCCTGGCTCTGGTTACTTTAGGGATCGGAGCTCGATAGTATCCATGCTGACCTCATTTCCCCTTAACGCTGGGGTAGCGGAACTAAAAACCTGCTGCGCTGTTATACAAAGTGTTCCCGCCGTCATGTTCATACGCCTCGGGCTGGCTACTTAATCCCTGACCACTGCCGGGTAACTCTAGGTATTGCCCTGTATTGTGTGGGACGGGATGGGTTGGTATGGGAAAACTATAGGAAATGCCTAATTGCTTGTCAGTAGGCTATGCCTAATGGTTTGGGTGCGACCTAATAGGTGATGGTTTGTGGGAGAGGTAGTAGGAGTTAACTAACGGGAACTAGGAATTTCCCGTCGGACCATATAAGTTTAAGTTCCTGTCTTGGTGATGTTCTGGCTTTTCCGTTTTGATTCTTGATTTTTCAGATAGTTAGCTACCTTCATTTCCATTGCGGCAATGTAGGCGCGAACGTCATGATCAACCCAACTAGGCTCCGTAGCATTTCCAGATAAGAGGAAAGCCACAATTGCTCTTTTTTCATCAGAGGCGGCTTGATAAAGGCTGTTTATGTCTAAAAGTTCACTTTTTGTATCTGAAGTGGATGGGGTTGGTATGGGGTATTCGTTAAGCCCCCAATGCTCTGGACCAACCACATCAGAAAAGAAACGCCATAGTTCTGGAAGTTTGTCTTTACTTATCGAACCTTTCTTAATCCAGTCATGGATTGATGGTGGTTGGACTTTGAAATGACGTGCGATTTCCGCCTTTGATTTGACGGCTCCTGATGCAATTTTTTTGTTAATGGCCTGCTCTATCGCTCGGCCTAAGTCTTTACCACTAAGCATTGCTTAATAGTCTCCTATGCGCATCGCGTTAGGCAATCCCTACTCTCGAAGCGTTAGGCATAGCCTATTGATAATCACATTAGGCTAAGCCTAATATTATTGTGTGTTTTTTGGAGTTCATTCGATGAAAAAAGATAACTATTCATTCAAACGAGCTTGTGCTGTTGTCGGTGGGCAATCAGCAATGGCTAGGCTTTTAGGTGTATCTCCTCCAAGCGTAAATCAATGGATCAAAGGTGTACGTCAGTTGCCTGCTGAGAGATGTCCTGCGATTGAACGAGCAACAAAAGGTGGTGTCCTGTGTGAAGAACTTCGTCCTGATGTTGATTGGACATACTTACGACGCTCGTCATGTTATTCGCAGAATATGTCGATGAAGCAACCAAATGACGAAAACGATCATACCCGAAGCATCAAGAGGCAAATGATTCATGAAAATCAAACATGAGCACATCCGCATGGCGATGAATGCCTGGGCATATCCTGATGGTGAGAAAGTTCCAGCAGCTGGAATAACCCAGGCTTATTTTGAGTTGGGTATGACGTTCCCGGAACTGTATGACGACAGCCATCCGGAAGCCCTGGCTCGCAATACCCAGAAAATTTTCCGCTGGGTAGAGAAAGACACCCCTGATGCAGTTGAAAAAATTCAGGCGTTGTTACCAGCGATCGAAAAGGCAATGCCACCTTTGCTGGTGGCCAGAATGCGCAGCCACAGTTCAGCTTATTTTCGGGAGCTGGTGGAGACGCGGGAGCGACTGGTGAGAGACGCTGATGATTTTGTCGCGGTGGCAATCGCCGGTTTCAATCAGATGAACCGTGGTGGCCCGGCAGGAAATGCTGTGGCAGTGCATTGAGTGATAATAGCCATATCGAATCGCTTCCGGCAACTCGTGAGTAAAAAGATTCGGTATCAGAAGAGGTGAGTATGGCTAACGCCTGGCTCAGATTATGGCATGACATGCCAAATGACCCTAAGTGGCGAACAATTGCCAGGGTGTCAGGGCAGCCAATTGCAACAGTGATGGCAGTGTATATCCACCTCCTGGTGAGCGCGTCACGAAATGTCACGCGAGGTCACATTGATGTCACGACAGAAGATTTGGCAAGTGCGCTCGACGTGACAGAAGAGGTAATTGATTCAATTTTGCAGACGATGCAGGGGCGGGTACTTGATGGTGATTTAATCACTGGATGGGAAAAACGCCAGGTGCTTAAAGAGGACAACGGCAATATTTCGCAAACCGCAAAATCTCCTGCAGAGCGCAAGAGGGCGCAGCGAGAGAGGGAAAGAAAGCGGGAACAAAATGGCGATTGTCACGGCGCGTCACGAAATGTCACGCACATGTCACGACGAGTCACGACAGATAAAGATACAGATAAAGATACAGATCAAGAAGATCAAAACACTATGGTCCATGGCGTAAAAAACGCCACGAACCAGGCAGGGGATGTTCAGACCGTCAATCCTGGTCAGCCAGTAGGCACGACACCGGAAGCCGATTCAGCGTATGCGCTGAAAGCCGATTCGGGCGCTGTGCAGCAGGTGATGACCGCAAGGCCGGAGCAATCACACCAACTGCAGCAGCCCGAAGCCGATTCCGCCATTCAGCGGGAAGCCGATCGGGTAGTCCCGGAAAACACCGGGCAGTCTGTGGGACGAGTGGATTATCCGGATGTGTTCGAACAGGTCTGGCGGGAGTACCCGTTGCGTGCCGGAGCAAACCCGAAGAAATCCGCATTCAGTGCCTGGAAGGCCAGATTGCGCGAGGGGGTGCCACCAGAGACCATGCTGGATGGTGTGAGGCGTTACGCGAGATACCTGGCGGCGACCGGGAAAGCGGGAACGGAATTTGTTCAGCGAGCGACGACGTTTTTTGGGCCGGACCGGAATTTTGAAAACCCCTGGTTGCTCCCGGTAAGCGGCACGAACAACCAGCGTTGCGTGAATCACATTTCTGAACCGGACACTGAAATACCGCCGGGATTCAGGGGGTGACGTGTCATGAAAAACATTGCGGCAGTTGGGGTTCTTGAACGTATTCGCAGACTTGCACCACAGGGGGCGGTTCCACCGTACCGGACGGTGGAGGAGTGGCGGGAATGGCAACTTGCTGAAGGACGAAAACGCAGCGAGGAGATTAACCGCCAGAATCGCCAGTTGCGGGTGGAAAAAATCCTGAATCGTTCGGGCATCCAGCCTCTGCACAGCAAATGCTCGTTTGCGAATTATCAGGTGCAGAACGACGGGCAAAAATACGCGCTGAGCCAGGCCAAATCCATAGCTGACGAACTGATGACCGGGTGCACGAATTTTGTGTTCAGCGGTAAAACCGGCACCGGGAAAAATCACCTTGCAGCGGCGATGGGTAACCGGCTGATGGCGAAGGGGCGCAGCGTGATTATCGTCACCGTGTCTGATGTCATGAGCGTGTTGCATGACAGCTACGACAACGGCAAATCCGGGGAAAAATTTTTACAGGAGCTTTGCGGGGTTGATTTGCTGGTCCTGGATGAAATAGGCGTTCAGCGGGAGACGAAAAACGAGCAGGTGGTATTACACCAGATAATTGATCGCCGGACAGCATCACTGTGCAGTGTCGGGATGTTAACAAACCTGAATCATGCCGCAATGAGCACGCTTCTTGGTGAGAGGATTATGGACCGGATGACCATGAGCGGTGGTCGATGGGTGACGTTTAACTGGGATAGCTGGCGTCCAAATGTCAGCAATCAGAGGGTTGTGAAGTAATTTTTGTTGGAGGACGTTTTAATGGAAACTGTATTTGACGCACTGAAAGCACTGAAAAAAGCCTCTTCACAGGTAGTGGCATCGCGCCTTGGAATCAGCCGCGAAGATGCTGTCAACGAACTGTGGAAACTGAAGCGCCGTGGTGAAGCGGATAACAAGGGGTCGATGTGGTGGCTGACTCAGACTGGTGAAAGTGAACCAGTGTCACCGGTACCGAAAGTGACAGCGCAAATGCTGACTGAGGCGATTGAACATCATGGCCCACAAACGGCGGATGAGCTGGCATTGATGTTCGGAATTACCTCCCGCCGTGCGAATTCATCGCTGGCAATGGCAATCAGCAAAGGGCGTCTGATTCGCGTGAATCAGGATGGTAAATTTCGTTACTGCATACCGGGCGTTGATTTACCGGCAGAGCAGAAAGCTGCATCCGTAGCTGAAACGGAGGGTAAAGCCCTTCCTCAGCCAGCAGGTGTTGCGTTACCAGTCCAGGAAACGGCTGCACAGGAAGAAATTAAAACAGAAGCGGTGGAGGACATTGTGAAGTTGCAGCAATCGTTCACTGAAACGAAAGCAGATGACCTGATTCTACCATCGCTGCATGTGGCTAACCGCGAGCTGCGCCGAGCAAAAGGTCAGGTTCAGAAGTGGGAGCGAGTCTGCGCCGCGCTGCGGGATCTGAACAAGCACTGGGATATTGTTCGGCAGATTGTCGATTCATCCGGTCGTATTGTGTCGGAAAAGTGATAGCCGGAGGCGCTTATGGCGAAACCTTTTACACACGAACAGCGTGAAGAACTGAAGGCCCGAATTATCGGGCTGGTACGCAAAAATGAACGCATGACGATATCACAACTGGAGAGAGCGACGGGAGCAGGCTGGCATTCAGTCAGACGTTGCCTTGTGGATGTACTGGCTTGCGGCGATTTATACATGCCCGGTAAATACGGTGTTTTTACATCAGAACAGGTGTATCGCGTATGGCGTAAGGCAGCGGAGAAAACAACCGACCAGACATTGATTCGAAAGTTACCAGACGGAGAAATACGCCGCTACGACAGACAACAGAACATAATCTGTGGCGAGTGCCGGAAGAGTGAAGTTATGCTGCGTGTACTGGCGTTCTATCAGGGCAATTTTCAGGAGGCGGTATTGTGAGTGAATTAGCTATCAGGCTTCAATTGTCGCTGGCATTCGCATCAAAGGAGAATGAGATGACCACTTTTACAAAAGAGCAGTTAATCAGTCATGTTAGTGAAAATGTAAAGGCGATGAAATTTGCAGTAAAACAGACAGCATTCAAAAATTCTCTCGAGGCAATTGAGTTGGATTTAGCACTGGCCCTTGTTGCTCAGGCTTCGCTGGAAGCAGAGCCCGTGCTTTATATGAATCGATTTACCGGAAAGACATTCTCACTGGAAGAGCAACCCGGTGCTGATAAGGAACCGGAAATATACGTGCCGCTATATGCTGCCCCGCCAGACAGCGCCGCCATGCTTCAGGCTGGAAACTTTCGGGAAAAAAAAGGGTTCGTCAACCAATAATTTTCGGGAAATCTCGGAAACGTCAACCAACTATCCGGTAACTCTGGATGATTGGATAAGCTGTAGTGAGCGAATGCCGGATGATGGTCAGCACGTAATTATTTTATGTGATGGCGCATTCGTTCTTTATGCGCAATATCGAGACGGTGAGTTTTTTGATGTAGTCCGTAATGGTGATGAATTTTTCGAAACACAGAGCCGCAATGTAACCGACTGGATGCCGCTACCAGAACCGCCGCAGGAGGTGCGCCAATGATCTGGCCTGAAGCCTTTGCAATTACAGGCGTTGCTATAGCTATTGATTTTTTAGTATATGTTATTTGTCGGTGGGGGTAAAAACGTTCGCCGGGATTAACACCAAAGGAGGGAATATGTCGGATGATATTTCACTGGCAATGGAAGGTGCGCTGGCTGTTATTGCTGTTGTGGGCGTTTACTGCCTGGTTGTGTTTTTGATGGATCGACTAGGGAACTGAATTCATTACGATATGGGAATTCCCATATCGGGTAAAAACGGTTTGCGGTAAAGCGAGAGTTAAGTAGAATTGCTGCGGGTGCTTGAGGCTGTCTGCCTCGGGCATGCCACCGTAAGGCAGACAGAGAAAAGCCCCAGTTAACATTACGCGTCCTGCAAGACGCCTAACATTAATCTGAGGCCAATTTCATGCTAGACACATGTAGGTTAGCCTCTTACGCGCCGAAAGGCAAGGAGAAGCAGGCTATGAAGCAGCAAAAGGCGATGTTAATCGCCCTGATCGTCATCTGTATTACCGTCATAGTGACGGCACTGGTAACGAGGAAAGACCTCTGCGAGGTACGAATCCGAACCGGCCAGACGGAGGTCGCTGTCTTCACAGCTTACGAACCTGAGGAGTAAGAGACCTGGCGGGGGAGAAATCCCTCGCCACCTCTGATGTGTCAGGCATCCTCAACGCACCCGCGCTTTATCATACTGAAAATGCTGTTTGAATGTTCATCTCTGAAAGAGGGCTATGAATGAAAAAGGTATTGATTGCAGCACTTATTTCCGGTGTGTCTTTTGGCGTTTTTGCACAGCAGGGCGGTTTCCAAGGGCCTGAAGCAGAGCGTTCAACAGTAGCGCAGGCAAAAGAACTGAAGGATGATGCATGGGTTATCCTTGAAGGGAGCATCGTTAAAAAAGTGGGTGATGAACGTTATGAGTTTCGTGATAATAGCGGGACAATTGTCACGGATATCGATGACAGCGTATGGGCCGGGCAGAATGTTTCTCCGAAAGACAAAGTAAGAATTGAGGGTGAAATTGATAAAGACCTGAGCAGTGTTGAAGTTGATGTAAAGGCACTGAAATTATTAAAGTAACCGCCCCTGCTTGTTAAGCCCGTCTTACTGACGGGTTTTCTGTTTGTACATTCCGGCGTATTGCCTTACAATTCGCGCAGTCAGCCTGAACAACTGACACCTGCTGTCACCGGAGAATCCGATGACACAACACATAAAATCCCACAATTCTGAAGCCGACCTGGAAATTAAGCAGGGGAGGCGTTTTCGTGCGCCTCAGTATGGCTGGTTTCACTATCTGTTCTGTACGATCGATGAGGCAGATATGCCTCAAGAGGCGTATCTGCGTCGCGGTGTCCGTGTGGAGCGGAGTCTGAACGCTGATCGTCTGACCTGGACCGTTTCTGTATATCTTCCTGTTCGTGCACATCTGCCACGGACACATGCCTGCTACCGTCAGCGCGTCTGGAGGTAATGTGCGGGTATTACTTCGACCTGTTCTGGTACCGGAACTCGGTCTGGTTATCGTTAAGCCAGGCCGTGAATCAATGTCAGCATTCCATAACGGCAGAATACTGGTGGAGCCGGAACCGAAAAACATGCGGGCGCTGCCATCTGGAGCGGTTCCTACTGTTCGCCAGCCGCTGGCGGAAGATAAATCACTGCTGCCATTTTTCAGCGATGAGCGGGTGATTCGTGCAGCTGGCGGCGCTGGTGCACTGTCTGACTGGTTATTACGTCACGTGAAATCCTGCCAGTGGCCACACGGCGATTATCATCACAGCGAAACAGTCATTCACCGTTACGGTACCGGCGCGATGGTGTTGTGCTGGCACTGTGACAACCAGCTGCGCGACCAGACATCAGAATCACTCGATCAACTTGCTCAGCAGAATCTGGTTGCCTGGATGATTGACGTCATCCGTCACGCAATAAGCGGCACGCAGGAGAGGGAGTTATCGCTGGCCGAATTATCCTGTGGGCGGCCTGCAATCAGGTGGTGGATGCACTACCTGAGGCAGTAGCGCGTTGTTCTCTGGGATTACCGGCGGAAAAAATCCGCTCCGTATACCGTGAAAGCGACATCATACCGGGAGAACAGACCGCCACCAGCATACTGAAGCAGCGCACAAAAAATATTGCGCTACCACCTCACACCCACCAGCAACAGAACCCACCACAGGAAAAGACGGTGGTCAGCATTGCCGTTGATCCGGAGTCTCCGGAATCCTTCATGAAACGACCTAAACGTCGCCGCTGGGTAAATGAGAAATACACACGCTGGGTAAAGACACAGCCGTGTGCGTGTTGTGGTAAGCCAGCGGACGATCCTCATCATCTGATTGGTCATGGTCAGGGCGGAATGGGAACAAAATCCCACGATATTTTCACGCTACCGCTGTGTCGGGAGCATCACAACGAGCTTCATGCGGATCCACTGGCGTTCGAAGAAAAGCATGGTTCCCAGGTTGATTTAATTTTTCGTTTTCTTGATCACGCCTTTGCAACCGGCGTGCTCGGGTAAAAGAGGTTACTGATGCGTATAGAGTTTGTTTTGCCTTACCCGCCGACGGTGAACACCTACTGGCGACGTCGTGGCAGCACATATTTTGTATCAAAAGCCGGTGAGCGTTATCGCCGGGATGTGGCACTTATTGTTCGCCAGCAGCGGCTGAAATTAAACCTGTCCGGAAGGCTGGCGATAAAGATTATTGCCGAGCCACCGGATAAGCGCCGCCGTGACCTGGACAATATTCTGAAAGCGCCGCTGGATGCGCTGACGCATGCGGGGTTGCTAATGGACGATGAGCAGTTTGATGAAATCAATATCGTTCGTGCTCAGCCAGTATCTGGTGGACGTCTGGGGGTGAAGATTTACCCCATAATGCTTGAAGGGCAGGTCAAAAAATGAAACTGGAAGATTTACCGAAATACTACTCCCCAAAATCCCCTTGCCTGACCGATGCATCGGCCTCAACGTCAAAAGATGCGCTGAGTATCACTGATGTGATGGCCGCGCAGAGCATGACACAGAATCGGGCTGAGATGGGGTTTTCTGCGTTCCTGGGGAAAATGGGCATCAGTATGAATGACAGGGCGCGGGCAACAGAATTACTGGCAGATTATGCACTCAGTCGGTGCGATCGTGTGGCGGCGTTGAGAAAACTTCCGGCAGAAATAAAACCGTTAGTGATGCGCATTATGGCTTCGTACGCTTTTGAGGATTATGCCCGCAGCGCAGCGAGTAAAAAGCAGTGCCCTTGTTGCTATGGGGAAAAATTTATTGAAAGCGTAGTTTTTACAAACAAGGTCCAGTATCCGGATGGTAAGCCGCCGGTATGGGCAAAGTGTACGAAAGGTGTGTATCCGTCTTACTGGGAAGAATGGAAAAAAGTCAGGGAGGTGGTAAAAGTTGCCTGTCCGGAGTGTGGCGGAAAGGGTGAGGTTTACACCGCCTGTAAGGATTGCCGTGGGCGTGGTGTCGCCCTTTACCGTGAAGAGTCGGTAAAACGTGGTATGCCTGTTATCAGAGACTGCCAGCGTTGTGGTGGTCGTGGCTATAAAAGACTACCATCAACGGAGGCATTTAATGCTATATGCGAGGTGACAAACCAGATAACACGCGCGTCATGGGAAAAAACAGTTAAGAAATTCTATGATGCGCTGGTGACCCGGTTTGATATTGAAGAAGCATGGGCTGAGCGGCAGTTAAAAAAGGTAACTAGGTAACAAGGTTGATTTTTCCGGAATCTGTGGTAAATTCGTCATAACGATGGGCTTTTTATGCCTGACATTAGAAGAGTTTCTACAACCCGCCGCCGAGCGGGTTTTTTATTGCGGAATTAATTACGGACCGTTATTATTCTGCTCCCGGCCCTTTAGCTCAGTGGTGAGAGCGAGCGACTCATAATCGCCAGGCCGCTGGTTCAAATCCAGCAAGGTCCACCATCACATACCGCCATTAGCTCATCAGGAAAGAGCGCCAGCCTTCGAAGCTGGCTGCGCGGGGTTCAAGTCCCCGATGGCGGTCCATTATATGCATCATGCGTTGTTAGCTCAGCCGGACAGAGCAATTGCCTTCTAAGCAATCGGTCACTGGTTCGAATCCAGTACAACGCGCCACACTTATTTTCCCTGGCTCGCTTTTGCGGGCCTTTTTTTTAAATGTCTCACAATTCAGGCGGTTGACTGTTGTCTGGTTTGCGGGGAGTTTGTTAAAAGAAACTGGCATGGTGAATCCCCCTGTGCGGAGGGGCAATCAGCGAGTAGGTATATGGGATAATCGCGGATTCAGGTGCTGGTACTGAATTCACCGGGAGGCACCCGGCACCATGCAATGGCACATAGCGCCACTCTCCAGCCCCTCTCCGGAGGGGCTTTCTTATGGACAAAAAAAGCCCGCGCAGGGAGACGCGGGCGGCAAGGAATAAACAACAAAACGTGAAGTAATATTTCAGCTGGCGAATAATATCCGACAGTAATCACTCTGCGCAATAGCGCGGCCTTTTTCGTATTGCGGGCTGTTGTCTCTCTTCTGCCATTGTCCTGTAACTTCCGGATTTCAGCCCGCTCCTCATTTTACTCACAATATTATCCCGGCCGGGAGGATTCATGGCATTTAAACACTACGATGTGGTCAGGGCGGCATCGCCGTCAGACCTTGCTGATGCACTTGCGCAAAAAATTCGTGAAGGATGGCAACCATACGGTGGGCCGTTTTCTTCGTATACGGATGATGGCGCAGCACTTATTCAGGCGATTGTCGCAGAAGGTGATGTGAGCACACCTGTTGTGGTGAAGCCGACAGGTGGAGAAGGCACAGTAATCAGCGCCACCAGAGCCCCGGAGTATTACTTTGTTGTGGTTCTG